TAGCGGCATGCCGAAGATACGCAGAATATGTAGAATCAATTAAGTAAGTATATATACTCTAACAACCTATTTTTAGATGGAGATGATTATTACGTGCAAAACACGCAATGCAATACGCGACGCAAAAAAGAGGCAAAACCGTATTAATAAAACTCCTATTGAGGATCAATTAACGGACGAACAATGGTTATCTATTGTCCATGCACAGAATTATAAATGCGGTATTTGTGGCTGTGAATTTAACCGGCAGAACCGACCAACCAAAGACCACATCATACCACTAAGTAGTGGGGGTAATCATACCGCTGGAAACATATGGGCGTTGTGCGAATCGTGCAACTCCATAAAGGGAACGTCTACGAACAAAACCACGCTTAAATTAGCGTATCATACCAAAAACATGACAATTAAATCAAAGACAATTATCGAAGGTTTTAACGACCAGGCAACGATTTACGAGATTAAAAACGTTAACTGTGGGGTCTCTCACCCGGAAATGTGTGTTAACGATGAATGCGCGTTAATGTGTTCCGGCATCTGTTTTAAGTGTTTATGTAAACTCGTTACTCACGACGAAACTATGAGCTGTGATGAATGGCTTAAGACATTATCGGTCGTCACTCGGATGAAAACCAAGGCAGAAGAGCCAGTGTTAAAGAGATGCACACGGTGCGGTCAGCTCAAGGCAACCACGGAGTATTATAAGGATTGTACTAAGGCTGACGGGTTAAAATCGCAGTGTAAGGTATGTATCCGGGAAAGTAGGAAGAATGTGTAACTTAAAAGCGGTCTTAGAGTCAAAGTGCCGCGGATGCGAGTATAAACATCCTAACGGGTGTTTGCGGAGTAATCATTTGGACAAACAGACTGGGGATAAGCATATTAGATACTATGGCGAGGGCGGAATGACAGCCATGTTAACCTCAAACGGCACGGTAATTTATCTTGTAGATATCGAGTGGTGCGATAAATGGAGTGAAAAATGATACATAGATTAATATTCAAACTATATTTTGATGAATCATATTGTCTAACAAGCGAGTTAACATATCATGATAATCATAATATTAAAATAATTGTAATTAGTTGTACTGGTAACTATTATTTCCACACAAACCCAGACGTAATCAGCAAAATACTCGAGGATGAAGAATGATACTCCGTGATTATCAGACCGACGCGATAACCGCTTTTTTTGATGGTGTGAAAGCAGGGAGTATGTCGGGAATCATATCAGCCCCGACGGGTTCGGGTAAAAGCGCAATCATGGCAGATATCTGCCGGACCATGCTGATAGAGTACCCACACACTAAGATACTTGTTTGTACCCATCGGTATGAACTGATATCCCAAGATGAAAAAGAGTTGAAACGGTATTATCCAGAAGCCAAAACAGGTATTTATTCAGCCGGTCTTAAAAGTCGTGATACATCGGAGCGAGTAGTATTCTGCGGTATCCAGTCGGTAGCAAACCGGGGATATGAGTTCGGTAAAGTGGATTTACTGATTATCGACGAAGCCCATAAAGTTAGTTCCACCGACGGCACGTCATACGCTAAGTTCATCAGAGACCTTAAAATAGTTAATCCTAAACTGGTTATCCTTGGGTTATCTGCATCGCCGTATAGGCTCAATAGCGGACTCCTCTATGAGGGTGAGGATAGACTCTTTGATACGCTGTATTATGAGATTGATGTATTACGATTGATCAATGAAGGGTATTTGTGTCAGGTGATAAGTAAAGGCGGCGTGTCTAAGATTGAGTTACAGGATGTCGGCACTGTAGCGGGAGAATACAACCAAAAAGAGTTAGAATGCGCGGCAAACAATACAGTTTTGACCCGGAAAGTCGTGGATGAGATGGTAAAATACGGGGAAAATCGTAAATCATGGATTGTGTTTTGTACAGGAATTGATCACGCTGAAGCAGTCTGTCAAGAGATAACATCGCGCGGGGTATCGTGCCGGGTTGTATCTTCTGAGGTAGACCCAGACGAGCGAACCCAAATACTCAAGGATTTTAAATCAGGTAGTATCAGATGTTTGGTAAACATTAACGTGCTCACTGAGGGGTTTAACGCCCCTGAGATTGATATGGTTGTTTTGCTCATGGCAACGAAAAGCCCCGCGAAATTCTGTCAGGCATGCGGGCGAGGGATGCGGATATGTGAGGGTAAAGAGGATTGTTTGATACTGGATTTCGGCGGCAATACGTCGCGGTTAGGGACGATCGATGCAATCATACCGCCAGCAGGACGACGAGCCGGAAACGGTAGCGGGCAGGCTCCAGTCAGGGAATGCCCAAACTGCCATACCTATAATCACATCAGCACTATAGTATGTCCGATATGTGGATATCAGTATCCAATCCCACCGCCGCACAAATTAGAAGCGTACGAAGGCGCGGTGTTGTCCACTCAGGAAGAGCCTATTTGGGCGGTTGTCGATGGAGTAAATTACAGCCGGCATAAAGGACGAGATGGCAAACTCGATACTCTCAGATGTGACTTTATGACAGATATCCAGTATAATCCTATTAGTCTGTGGATGTGTGTGGAGCATACAGGATACGCAAAGAAAAAAGCCGATATGTATATTCGTGCGGTCGGAGGTGTCGCTAACACTATAGACGACGCATTAAAAGAGTGTGTCCGGTGGGCAGACCCCACTAAGATCAAAGTCCAAAAAGACGGCAAGTTCTGGAAGGTTCTGAGTTTTGATATACCGGAGGACGCAAAGGTTATCACGTTCCAGGACAGAATAAACTCAATACTTAGTTAAGTATATATACATATATAACATATATTAATATGGTGAGAACCACATGGAATTAAAGATTAAGATCAAAGAAGTTAAGGAAGAAGTAAAACCACTCACGATTGAAGAGCAGTGTATGCATTCAGTGATAACCAACCCAATGTTTAAAGATGCATATAGAGATGAAGTCAGACGCCATTTAGATGAGATCGGGTTTGTAAAGCCTATATATGATGGCAATGTAACGGGGTTATTCCGAAAAGAAACTACCCGAGATGCAACCGACAACGAGATAAGGGCGTGGCATTGCTTGAGAATGGTAGAACTTTGCGTCGATTCTTGTGCGGGTTGCATTAAAAATAGAAACAATATATCGTGTAATGTATTCTCAGATGAGAGATCGGCCAAAGAATTATTATTTAACAAAGAAGTAATTCTTGGATTGGTATAACAAACCAAAAACTATATCTATTTTTAAACCAATCTACTATTACGGGGCACTGAATACCTACGTTCTCTTGTTTGCACACCTTATCATGTGCCCCACTATTTTGATAAATTGATACATATATATACTTACAAATACATATTAGTGGGTATGTCGAAAGACAAGTTTAATTTTACGTTATCGAGTTCAGAGATAGAAGAGCTTGATAGACGCCGCGGTATGGTATCGAGATCGACATATATCGGATATCTTATTTTGCATGGAGTTACGCCAATTGAGTTTAGGGCAAAAGTAAATAATTGGTGTGATATATGCGGGTCCCAATATTGCGGGGATTGTGTATTTAATGGCAGATTTAAAGAGTTTATGGATACTATGGTATGACATCCCAAAAAGATGAGTTTGTATTAGATGGGTTACCCACTCTCAGAGGTGTTCTTGCCGACCTTGCCAATAATTTTATGGATAATGCCTATAGACCACATCGGATATCCGCGTATTTATCAGCTCTTGTATTTGGCTCTGTTATCTGTTCCCGGAATTATTGTTTTGAGGGATCGTATGCAAACACCTATAATGTAATATTTGGGTCGTCTGGAAGCGGAAAGGCAGACCTTGAAAAGATTTTAAACAGATGGTCTTATGATGTGTATTGCCCGGATATCATTATGTCAGGGTCGTCGTTTACCTCTGATTCGGGAGTGCATAGCGCATTAGCCGCACAACCACAAAGCCTGATATGTATTGATGAGTTCGGATTAATCCTCGGCAACATGTCGAATGATGTTCTGGGTAA